CATTTGAAGTAAGAGCTTTTTCTTCTCTCTTTACTTCTCTTTTAACTTTAGCTAAACTGCGTGTTAGCTTTTTAACTTTTTTATTCTTTTTATCTAATTTCTTTTTAGCTTGTAATGCTAACTTAATATTAGATAATTCAGTATTCTTAGGTCTTCCGGGTTTTTTTCTCGGACTACCATCTTTATTTAGTATATACTCACCTTTTGAGTTTGTCAAGTATTTTGTTGAATTTTTTTCATTATCTGTCATACTTTTTATCTACATACTTTTTCAAACCGGGTCTTGACATTTTTTTTCCAGTCTCTGCTTCTAGCCAATCTACTCCAATACCTAAACTAATTTCACCATGAAAAACAGCCTCTGATACTTCTTTTAAAACTGATAACTGTTCTGGTATAGGTTTTAAATAACCTAAATACTTATCTGATTCTTCATAACCAAATGGTATTGTTGATGAAGTTCTTCTAATATATGTTATTGGTACTTCCATATTTATTTTAAAGCTGGGCTTCTTAAGACTAACGTGAATTAAAAATTATCTTAAGAAGCCTCCTACGCCTCCTTAACCTTATCGGTTTTGGAAACTTTATTTCCGAATATCCTATCATAATTATCTTTATATTCTTTACTAAAATATCCGGGTCTTGGTCTTGAACCTTTACCTACACGACCACCATTTTTTTTATTGGTCATCAATACAGGCTTTTCATTGCTACCAAATGTATATGACATAAGAGACTATTTTTTAATTATATAACTTTTTATAACTTCAACCCATTCAGGCTTTTGTTTATAAACTACATAACCTACTACAGCTAATACTACAATTAATCCTATTACTTGTTCCATGTTTACTCCTTTGTTATCATGCGTATAACTTTATTTATACGACCACACTTCATAAATTTATGAAGCTTATTAAATAATCTTACCATTTTACTCTATCAGCCCAGTAAGCTGCAGACATTTTTCCTTTGGCAATATTTTTAGCGTGTCTAGCTTTAAAGCTTTTACGCTTTGCTTTCATCCTTGCAGACTCACCAGCTTTTGGTTTACCTGCAGTCTTTGCACCTTTTTGTCCAAATCTAATAGTCTTAATTTTATCGCCTACTTTAGCAACAACAATGTGTGACTTCTTTGGATGATTAGGAGTACGTTTAGGTTTATTATAACCACTTACTCCTGCTCTTGTTAATCTTGAATCTTTCTTTTTAGCCATTATCTTTTCTTACCTTTATGTAAACCATGTTTAGCATGTTGTTTACCTTTTCTAGTTGCTTCTCGTTTCTTTTTATTAGCAGCAGCTAATTTTCTTCTACCCTTTTTAGTAGACTTTAAACTCTTAATAGTTGCTTCTGGTGCATAGACTTCACCAGTTTCTGATGATTTCTTACCACTAGCAGTTCTCCATTTTTGGTCTGTCCATCTTTTTAAAGACTGTTGAGATTTTTTAAGTGCCATTACTTATAGCCACCACCTTTAGCTTTGTATTGCTTTGCTAACATCTGTGCTTTACGAGCACTCCATTGTCCAGCTTTACCACCCTTAGTACCTGCTTTAATTTTATTAAATAAATTCTTTCGCATAGTAGGTTTAGTATAGTTACCAGCTTTATTTACTGTTGATTTACTTTTTTTCTTAGGCATTATCTATTTCCTCATATTCACCTTCAATAGGTTTTTTATCTGGCATTAAAAATATGCCACCAGTATTAACATTATGATTTACATCTACTCTGTCAATCTTACCGACACCAACTCTATCTAATAAAGTCTGAGCTGCTGCTAGTTTATTATTAGCTTGTACAATAGGTCTTTTAGATTCCATAATTTCTACAAGTTTAAATGCTGCTTTGGGTGCAGAGTTGGCTAATACCTCCTGAGTTAATTCAAGTATTTCAGACTTTAAAGTCTTTACAACATGATGATAGTGTGAAGAGTACCCTGCAAGTTTCGCAGCTTCTTTAGCATCGCCTTGTGTTTCCACCAGATGCGTTAAAAAAGCCTGTTGTTTGTCAGTAAGCTCTCTTTTTCTTTCGTTATCATTTATACTCGGAAGTATAGCCATGTTTAATAGTATATAGCCATAAACCAGTTTTGTCAAGTATTTTAAAATAATTGTTAAAATCTATTGACAAAATGAATATAGATATATATAATGAACATTAGTGGTCCCGGGGGTTATATCTATATCCCCACCACAATTCTTTGTTAAAATAACCTACTTAAACACTAAATAATTTTATAGACTTTATAGTCGGGGCGTTAACTAGCTTACAATAACTGGTTAATGCTAGATTTCTGTAATTTTGTGTAAGAACTAGATAGATATATAGGATGGAGGGGGTGGTGACCTGCCCTCCCTCCAACAACTATCCACTTCAAAGATTTTGTAGACTATTTAACTCCCAAGTTTATTAGACTTTAGGAGTTCTTTGTAAACTCACTTAGTTGTTTGGAGGTCAGTAAAACTCTATACTCATCAATCATTTTGAAGTCTTGGCAAAGTTTTCGAAGACTTCAAAATCTTATGAGCCTTTTAAGTTAGTTTTGCTTAGGGCAAGGTCAACATCAGACCTGTATTGCTGTTTTTGGAGGACTAAATCGTCTTTTTATAGTAATATTCTAGTTTACAAGACTATTAAAGTGTTTAAATGTCGATTTAGTCCTAATTAACCAGCTCATTATGCCACTTATCTTTGCAAATTTAACCCATCACATTGTGGCAATGAAGCAATACAAGGCTGAGAACCCCCTTCCCTTGAATACACATAGTCTTGATTAAATGTATTTTCGGTATAATTACCCCTAAGGCACTTACGCTGATATTGAAGAGTTCCTAATAAACCTTGAAAATAAGAGTAATTTTTCAAGTAGTGGGTATTTCCATTAGATTTGCCAACAACAAATCCCATTGTAGTTCTAATATATTGTATAGAAAAAGAGCTTGAATTGCCTCATAGTTCTGAATGGTTTGGAACTCAAGAGTATGAACAGCTACCAGTTCCTTTTAAAATTCATATGCACAATTCCATTTCTCTATTATGCGTATTATATTTTAGGCTATTTAGATTGCAAGTCGACCTAGTAAACTAGGAAGTCTACGACTTGACTTGACAATCTCTCTAGTCTCTAAAATATTAAATACGCATGAGAAATAAAATTATACATCTAAATTTTGGAACTGGTGCTATTCATGAGTTCCGTACCATTCATGAGGCAATTCAAATTTCTATGCAATATATTGCAATGGGATTTGAACCTCATGTTGTCAAATGCAGTAATGCAAATGACGAACACTACTTGGAAAATTATTTTCAAGGTTTATTAACTTCATATCAGCCTAAGGAGGGCTAATTATATGGAAAATACATTTAATATAAACGACTATGACAAGGAAAGAAGAACCTCACCAGCTACATTCCCACAATGTAGGGCGATGGGTTTCAAATTTGCTAAAGATAAGAAATCTGGCAAAATGAATTGGTTAATGCAAAAACGCATTACAGCTCAGATGTTTGACCTTGTGAAGCAAAACAAACTTTCTTTCGAAAAGGCTCATAAGATTTTGAATATGAAAACTTTACCAAAAGTTTATCTCAAAATGATTGATGAGTATATCGAAAACCAACCAACTAAGTAACTTTACAAACCTCAAGTCTAATAAACTTGGGGTTTTTTTATGTCTGTTAATGCTGGAGACTCTTTATATTCAAAATCTTATCAGTGGATTTCTGTAGCTGGTGACTCTTTATAAGTTGTCGGGAGTGCAGAAACACCACCAAAATAAAAAAGTAAGTAAATTTAATTACTTAAGTAAGTAATCGGGGTGCTGTGGATTGAGGGCGAAGTAAGTAAAATGCAACAATTATGTTAAATTTATGTGACAATTATGCAAATTTTACTGTGGATAACTTGTATATAACTTGTGGATAAACTGTTAAAAAGCTGTGGGTAAGTAATTTTTAGGGTTGTTTTTAAGCACTCAACAGAATATTATTCTTAAGATACAAGTTGTCTTGACAGGTTTGCTATAATGGTGGGACAGCAACAGCACAGGAGAGCTATATGGGTATTTTAAAAGATACAAAGATTAAAAAGTTTAACAATTATGATAGAGCCCTAGTATATATGAATGAGCTAGGGTATTCATATAAGTCAAGGAACTATTTCAAAGAGGACAGGAGTGAGTTATGGACTAACAAGTCCAAGACAAAGACTGCTTACTTAAAGTCTACCTTTGATTTCTTTGAGGTTGATACTATGGACATGGGAACAGTCTGGCAAGTTATAGAGTTTTAAGATATAAGTTGTCTTGACAGGTTTGCTATAATATCAACGAACAAACAGAACGGGTGGAAGGTTGGTAATTTTAAATATATAAATATTAATTGTAACATGCTTTTAGGAGGGCAATATGGATACATTAAGATATAGATTGAGTTTGATTTGTGAATTTTTACAAAGAAAACTTAATGTAAGGGTGGCTTTGCGTAATTGGTTATTGGGTTCGAAAGAACTAGAATTTATGATAACCTGCGAAGTCGAAGACCAAACTGATGATATGATAAGACAGGTTGATGATTTCAAATATCAGATTGAAGATTTTGAATATGAAATTGGAGAACTAAAGTCAGATGTCGAAAGGTTTGAGTATGAAACTATTGATACAATAAGAGAAGATTGTGAAGCAATAGTATCTACAAAATTAAAATCTTTTATTGAAGAAGAATTATTAAAAGGTTATACTGCTAAAATAATATTTGAAGAAATTCAGGAGGACTAATATGTCAAACACAAGTATACATAGAATTAAAGAAATCTCTACAACAAGTCATAGATTAAATGATGAAGGAAGTTATGTAAGAGATATTGTAATAGTTAGTCAAGACTTTACTTTTGATGATGATGGTAATAAAGTATGGTTTGATATAATAAATACTTTAACTTTGTTTGGGGACAGTAAAAGTGCTGTTAATTTAATAATCGGAACTCCAATTGAGAGTTCCACAAGTGAGGACGATTAATATGGGTAAGATTACTTATACCAATAGGGGTAGTGCAACCACTACAAGTATTAACCACGCACCAATTATAGTGCAAAACTTTTGGAGGTTGCTACACCAAGAGGGTATTAATATTGCTAGAGTTAGAAGTGCAAAGAAAAGATATGGAACTACTAGAGGTAGAACATTCGCAGGATTTCATTTCGAAAAAGTGTCGGCATATCAACAACTTGACAATCCTGTTAAGGAGTTATATTTCACTAAGAAACTCAAAGTAGGTAAAGCTAATACAGGTATGCAAGTATTAGAGATACCTAACAATATTGATATGGAAGAGAGTTATAAATCTCTAAACCAAATTATAGACTATAAAAATTCTTCTGTATTAAGCAGAATATTTAATAGTCTTAAAAGACTCTTTGTATAATTAAATACAAAAGACACAGTTTGGTAGTTGTCTGTGATAGGAGTTACAACTACCACTTAATTTATTCAGCTTTTAGGAGGGCAATATGAGTAAGAAACCAATGAGAGTATGTGATAGAGAAGTTATTGAAAGAAGGGTAGTTGATGCTTGGAAACAAGACGCTTTATCTAAATTTGAAAAAGAAGTTAAATCTAGTAATGTTGACAACACACTTGATAGTCTTATTAAAGATTTTAATTCTGTCGTATCTACAATAGATGAACTTGAAAAAGAGAGAAATAAACTCAGAGATAGTATAGAACTTATGGCTAAACAGTTTAATAAGGAACATTCTACTTATCTGGAAGGTTGTTATCGTTATGATTGGAGTGGTGCTTATATAAAAACAGATATAAGTTATGGTAGAGGTAGAGCTAAATATAGTTTAGAAACCAACATACCTCACGAAATAAGACAAAACATTCAAGATGAGTTAGCATTACAAACTATGTCTGGAGATTTTGATGCTAATGTTTTAATTGAAAAACTTGTTGAACAATTCGTAAATTAATATATGGAAATGATATTTTTATTAGGCTATCTATTAATTTTAATTATATTTTTGCATGTAGCAAAAGGAGAATAAATATGACAAGGAAAGTTAGAATAAGTTGGATTGAACGAACTTTAAAAGAACAAGTTGTAGAAGTTAAATCTATGACAGAACTTTCTGATTTTAAACCTATTTTTTGC